GTTAGAAGCACTTGAAAAAGCATATCCTTCCAATGAAGAAAAAGAATTTTTAGCAGAAGATGGTAATGTTGGTGATGCAACTATTCCACACGGTGAAAGTGTAACTATTCAGTTATAAAATGATTGTTAAAAATCACTTGACTGTTACCCCTAATTGTGGTATATTTACATAATGAATTTCTATACAAATATTACTCAATGGGGTAACACATTACTGTTGCGTGAAGTTGTTAATGGTGAACGTATCGCTCGTAGAGTGAAATATTCCCCAACACTTTACGCACCAGTAAACTCGCCTACAGGAATTAAAACTCTTGATGGTAAGAACGTGGCTCCTGTTACACACCAAACAATTAGAGATGCTAAGGAGTGGGTTGACAATTACAAAAATCAACCTGATTTAGTTTATGGTAGTACGATGTATGCGTATAACTATATTGCTGAACAGTATCCTAAAGTTGTAGATTATGATATTGACAATATATTGATTGTGACAATTGATATTGAGGTTCAGTGTGAAAATGGCTTCCCTAATCCAAAAGATGCAATAGAACCATTATTATCAATCACAGTCAAAAATCATCAAACCAAGAAGTTTGTTGTGTGGGGCATTGGTAAATTTAACAATAATCGCGATGATGTAACTTATGTAGAGTGTGAAAACGAAATACATCTCATTAAAGAGTTCCTTGTGTTTTGGGAAAAACATCTACCAGATGTAATCACTGGCTGGAATACAGAGTTCTTTGATATACCGTATCTATGCAATCGTATTGAACATCTTTGTGGTGAAGATGAAATAAAACGTCTATCACCTTGGAGAAGTGTACAATCTAGAGAAATATATCAAATGGGTCGTAGGCATCAAGTATATGATATTACTGGTGTTGCACATCTTGACTATTTTGATTTGTATCGTAAGTTTACTTACACTGCACAGGAATCATATCGACTTGACCACATTGCTTTTGTTGAGTTAGGTGAACGTAAAGATGGTAATCCTTATGAGACATTCAAAGATTGGTACACAAAAGACTTTCAATCATTTATTGAATATAATATCATGGACGTTGAGATTGTTGACAAGCTTGAAGACAAAATGAAACTAATTGAGTTGTGTTTGACTATGGCTTATGATGCCAAGGTCAACTATATGGACGTTCTTGGTTCAACAAAATATTGGGATATTCTCATTTATAACTATCTGCGTAACAAGAATATCGTCATTCCACAGAAGAAACACAGTGAGAAGGCAGAGAAGTTTGAGGGTGCATATGTGAAAGAACCACAAGTTGGTATGCACAAGTGGGTTATGTCTTTTGATCTAAACTCTCTGTATCCACACTTGATTATGCAATATAATATATCACCAGAGACATTGTATGCTCAGAATAAAGTTGAAGATATGTCTGTTGATAAATTATTAGATAAAAAAGTAGATACATCTATACTCAAGGACGTTACACTTACACCTAACGGTGCTTTGTTTAAAACTAAAAAACAAGGTTTTCTTCCAGAGATTATGCAATCTATGTATAATGACCGTGTTAAATATAAGAAACTATTATTGCAGGCGAAACAGGAATATGAAAATACTAAAAATCCTAAACTCCTCAAAGATATTTCAAAGTATAATAACATCCAGATGGCTAAAAAGATTTCTCTTAACAGCGCATATGGTGCTATTGGTAACGCTTACTTTCGTTATTATGATCTTTTGGTTGCTGAAGCAATTACTACTTCTGGCCAGCTTGCCATTCGCTGGATTGAGCGTGCTGTTAATCAGTATCTTAATAAAGTGCTTGACACCACTGACAAGGATTACGTTATTGCGTCAGATACAGATTCGGTATATGTTACTTTTGACGAACTTGTTAATAAAATCTATCCGAATGGAGCAGACAATACAAAAATTGTCACCTTCTTGGACAACGTGGCTCGAGATAAGATTGAACCGTTTATGGAGAAAAGTTATCAGGACTTGCATCAGTATGTAAACTCGTATCAACAAAAGATGCAGATGGCTCGCGAGGTTATCGCTGACAAGGGTATCTGGACTGCGAAGAAAAGATATATCTTAAACGTGTGGGATAATGAAGGTGTGCGTTATAACGAAGCCAATCTCAAAATGATGGGGATCGAGGCCGTTAAGTCTAGTACTCCTGCACCGTGCCGTGAAAAAATTAAAGAGGGCTTGAAGATTATTATGAATGGGAGTGAAAAACAACTTAACGATTTTATTCAAGATTTTCGTAAAGAGTTTATGAATTTACCACCAGAAGATATTGCATATCCACGGTCAGTGAATGGTCTTGCAAAGTTTAGTGATCCTAATCAGATGTTTGCTAAAGGTGCTCCTATCCATTGTAAAGGTGCTATACTGTATAATCATCTAGTCAAGAAAAACAAACTTAGTCACAAGTATCCATATATTCTTGAGGGTGACAAAATTAAGTTTATTAATTTACGTCAACCAAACGTGTATCAGTGTAGTGCATTTTCGTTTATTACAACTCTACCCACTGAACTAGATTTACATAAAATGGTAGACTATGAGGTTCAGTTTGAAAAGTCATTTGTTGAACCACTCAACTTTATCACCAGTAAGATAAATTGGCTTGTGGATCGCAGCTATGGGTCACAAGGCTCCCTAGAGGATTTCTTTGTATGATTGATACTTTATTGCGTGATGTTATAAAACAACAAATACATGATAATGAGGTGGCAGTATTACTCAGCGGCGGAGTAGATTCTTTGTCAGTGGGTTTTGCTGCTGAAGATATTTTGGGTAAAAAAGTTCATGCATATAGTTTTCGTCTAGACACACAAACGTCATATGATTATGAAAAGGCCAAAGAAGTTGCAGAACAGTTTGGTTGGAAATTTACTGGAATTAAAATACCAACAAATAATTTAATTGAGGACTTTCATAAACTTGTAGAGTTAGGATGTTTAAAAAAGACTTCATATGAATGCACCTATCCCTTTTTATACGTTTATCCACAGATACAAGAAAAGTATGTATTGAGCGGTTGGGCGGCGGATGGCTACTACGGAATTAGTAAAAAAGCCATGATGCATTATAAACACACTCAAGAATTATTTGACGAATTTAGAGACAACTATTTTCGTCCAGATATGTGTGCTAATTATAACTGGCACAAAAAAGTATCTGACCAATACAACAAAATACTAGTTACACCTTATCTTGATGGTAAAATCAAAGAGTTTTTTTATAGTAAATCTTGGGATGAGTTAAATAAGCCATATCAAAAACACCATGTAAGAGATGCCTTTCCACAATTCAAGCAAATAAAAAATGTTAAAAACCACTTGAATTTACAGATAGAATGTGGTATAGTGGACTTGTTTGAATCATTAATTAACAATAGAGAAATAAATTTTAAAGGTAGAAAAAGAGTTATGGATATTTGTCGTGATTGGAACCTGCTAAATAGTACAAATACTTTAGAGGAGTTCCTAGTATGAAATATCAGAAATATAATCTACAAGATGTTTATGATGCAGAAGCACAAAATAAATTTAACGTGATATCCACCTTTGCTGGTGGTGGCGGGTCGTCAACAGGATATCGTCTAGCTGGTGGTAAAATTCTAGCAATCAATGAATTTGTAGAGGAGGCGCGTAACACCTATGCAGAAAACTATCCCGACACACCTATTCTACCAGATGATATCAAAGAACTTACTGGACAAGATTTACTTGATGCAGCCAATATTAAAGCTAGTGAGGTAGACATACTTGATGGTTCACCACCATGTAGTGCGTTCTCCGTAGCTGGTGCTATGGTTCAAGGTAATCACAAAAAAGGTTTTGGTAAAACTAAAAAATATTCTGATGGTAAAAAGATAGAAAATATTGAAGATTTGTTTTTTGAGTTTCTTAGAGTTGCTGAAGATATCAAACCTAAAGTCATTGTGGCAGAAAATGTTGCAGGACTAATGATGGGTGAGGCCAAACAATATTATTATAAAATTACAAATGAGTTTGAAAAGATTGGTTATGATGTTTCATCTATGGTATTAGATTCATCAGACTATGGTGTACCACAGACAAGAAAAAGAGTTATCTTTATAGCTGTTCGTGAGGATGTCACAGAGGCTGTTGGTTTGACTTTTATGAATATTGCTGGTATTTTTCCAGACAAGTTTTCTGAACCAATTACCTGTGGAGATGCATTTGGTGATTTGGTGTATGATGAAGAAGAAGTAAAAATGTTGACTGAGAAGTTTTCCAAAGGCTCTCATTTTAAGACAGCATCTAAGATGCCACTTGATCCACCTAAAGTATTGACTGGCTGTGACTACCATCCAAAAGGTCATCATTTCAATATGAAAAGGATTTCAAGACACAAGCCTGCTCCTACGATTACAGCTTCTGGTGGTTGTATTCACTGGAGTGAAATGAGAAAACTTACACTAAACGAATCACAAAGGGCAATGTCCTTACCAGATGATTTTAAACTAACAGGTAAATGGGAACAAAGGTC